CGAAAAGAAGATTAAAAAATAATTTGACTCTTTAGATTCCTAGAAATATTCTAGGAATCTAAAGCATTGACCGGACTAACCCGGCATAGAAATATGTTGGCCTCTGCGGAAATGCGGTTTTTGGCGTAAAACTCAAAGAACGCAAGACTAAGGCCCCTTTTGGATAACCCTTATCGACTTCTGATAATTAGGTTCAACAACATATTTTTTAAACAATGTCAAATAACATTCTCAATACTTTAGAGGTAAAAACATTTGAAGCCGAAGTGCATCGCAGTTACCAAGAAGCTGGTAATCAACTAGCTGAGTGCACCCGTTACAGACGTATTTCGGGCAACAAAGATCAATTCCCAATCTTAGGCGTTCTTTCTGCAGCTCCAAGAGTTATTGGTACTCCAGTCGTTGCAACTAACCAAAGTGCAAACTCAGTTGAAATCCAAACCACTAAATTTACGGTAGCTCAATACACCGATATGTTTTTAGCAAGCGAGGTTAATTTTGACGCAAAACAAGAAAGCGCTGTAGCCGTTGCAATGGCTGCTGGTCGTAAAGTTGACCAAATTGTTTTGGACGCTTTGGAAGTTCCTAGTTACACTAACACTGTTGCGCTTTCTATTGGTGGTGCAAACACTAACTTGAACGTAGCAAAACTTGCTGAGACAACTAAAAAGTTAGACTTGAACGGGGTCCCAATGACTGATCGCTATGGCATCATTCATGTTAATTCTCATCACGCCTTAACTCAAGAAACAACTGTTGCGTCTTCTGACTACAACGGCAAACGCGTTCTTGAAGACGGTCGCATTAACAACTACTACGGGTACAAGTTTAAAATAGTTGGTAATATGGCTGACGAAGCCGGGTTGCTAGTTTCGAGTAACTCCAGACACAACTATTTTATGCACAAATCAGCAGTTGGTTTAGTGATGGGTATGGAGATTACCGTAGATGTTCAATACCACCAAAACATGGGTGCACATTTGGTCACTTGTTTCTTTTCTGCCGGTTCTAAAGTAATTGACGAATTAGGTATTGTAGAAGTGAACACTTACGAAGCTTAATCCTTATTAACAATTAATTCTAAATTTTTATGGCTTTTGATCTTAACAAACTAGTATTAGGCACCCCACACGGAGTACCTTCAGCTCAAAAACTCTGGCTGTACTACGCAGGCGCAGATACTATTGCTACTGTAAACACCGCAAACTATTTTTTAGATGCGTCTCGCCTCCTTAGTTTGTACGACGTTATTCTTGTTACTTCAGGAATTGGCGGTACACCGGCAATGAACTTTGTTTATGTAAATCAAGTAACCGTAGATACGTCTATTGACGTGACTGATGGTTTAGCAATCACAGCTACTGACACTGACTAACCTTTAAAGTTTTGACCCTGACAGAAATGTTGGGGTCAAAATTTTTTAGGCACAAACTTTAACAAAAAAGAGATTCTATGGCCCTAACTGATGCCGACATTAAAATATGTGCCGCCGCGATACAGTTAATTGGCGAAGAAGAGATCGGCTCTTTTGAAGACGAATCACGCCAAGCCCGGGTATGCGCTTCTATTTACCCAACGTTAAGAGAAAATCTTTTACAAAAAAAACCTTGGCGTTTTTCAATTCGCCAAGAGCAACTTAACCAATTGGTTGCAACACCCTTATTTGGGTACGCTTACGCGTACTCGTTGCCTTCAGATTTTTTAAGGCTTGTTGGAAAAAATAACCCTTCCATAAGACACCAGATTTTTGAAAACAAAGTCTACACGGACCTTTCAATTCTTTACGCAAATCTTCAGTATAACGTTGACGCCCAATATTATCCCGCGTATTTCACACATTTATTTCAGCTTGAATTAGCTGCTTTGCTTGCAAGTGCGCTTTTAGAAGACGAAAATAAAACCGATAAGTTTATGGCTCTTGCGCAACGTCAACTTTTGATCGCCGGAGCTATCGATTCACAAAACAATTCGTCTAGCGCTATTCCAACAGGCGCTTTTAATCTAACAACTGTCAGGTTCTAATGGCCGCAAAAGCACGACTTAAGACAGTACAAGTTGGTTTTACTTCAGGCGAGCTTGACCCTATTCTTTTAGGCCGTATCGATAAAGAGCTCTATTACAAAGGCGCAGCCCGTTTGCGCAACGTTTACGTAAACCCACAAGGGCATCTTACTCGTCGCGAAGGTACGTTTTATGTTGACACAACTACAAGTAGCGCAGTTGCTCGCAAAATAGAATTTCAATTTAATACCGAGCAAAAATACCTTTTAGTGTTTACAGTAGGACAATTTAAAGTGTACAAAGACGATGTGCTTGTAGCTACCGTAACTTCTTCCCCAATAAACAGTTTAACTTTAGCTCAAATTCAAGCGCTAAAATTTGTACAATCCGCAGACACTCTTTTGCTTTTTCACAAAGACATTCAAACTATCAAAATTACGCGAACTAGTCACACTGTTTGGACTACTGCCACAGTAACTTACACCAATATTCCTTGGCATGCTTTCTCAGGCGTAACCGTAACCGAACCTGCGCAAACTTTAACCCCTGCGGCATTAAGAGGTTTTGACGTAACTTTTACCGCAGGCGGCGGAACAATATTTTCCGCGGCAAGTGTTGGCCAGTACATTATCGGTAAAGCCGGTGGACTTGCGCGCATTACAGCGTATACCAGTGCAACTCAAGTAAAGTGTCAAATTCAAGTTGATTTTCCGACAACTACAGCAATTGCCTCAGGTAATTGGCAATACGAAACTGGTTACGAAGCGGTATGGTCAAGCACTAAAGGCTGGCCATCATGCGGAACTTTTCATCAAAATAGATTGTATGTTGCAAATTCAGGTACCCGACCGCAAACACTTTGGGGGTCAAACGTGTCCGACTTCTACAATTTTGACGTTGGCAGTTCTCTTGATGATGAAGCTATTGACGTTACAATTGACGATAACCGCGTTAATGCTATTCAAAATTTAGTGTCCGGACGCAATATTCAGATTTTTACAACCGGTGGCGAATTTTATATTCCGACCGATTTAGGAAATCCGATTACCCCGGCAAAAATTTTAATCGTAAAATCTACGGCTCACGGTTCAAGCAATGTGCTTCCGGTTGCAGTTGGCGGCACTACTGTTTTTATTGAAGCCAGCGGCAAAGTTATTCGCGAATTTTTGTACAACGACGTTGAACAGAATTATAACGCAAGAAACATTTCGCTGCTTTCACCGCATTTAATTAACGCCCCAGTAAGCATGGCAATCCGTCAATCAACCGATGTTAGCCCAGCGGATTACCTTTACGTTGTAAATGCTGACGGCACAATGGCAGTTCTTTGTATTGCTCGCGACCAAGAATTACTTGCTTGGACGTTATTTGAAACCGATGGGCTTTACGAAGAAGTTACCGTCCTTGGTTTTGATGTTTATGTTACTGTGAAGCGCACTATTAATGGCAACACCGTAAGATTTATTGAACGCATGGACCCTGACCACAAAATGGACGCGTCAATTATTTCAACTAACGCAAGCGCGACAACGGCCTGGTCAGGTTATGGACACCTTAGCGGGGAAACCGTTCAGGTGCGTGGCGATGATTATATTTTAGACGATGCTGTTGTTACCAGCGGTGCTTTAACTAGCTCGCTCGATGTTGAAGAATTAGAAGCCGGAATTAAATTTTTAGTCCAAGTTACAACTTTACCTATTGAAGCTATTTTAAATGGCGAGCAAACTGCTGGTAATTGGAAGCGTTTAGTTTTTGCAAACATGCGCCTTAATAATTCGCGAAATGTTGTTGTAAAAGTTGGAACCACACGCTATTCTCCTTCGTTTACAACCTTTGGGTCTAATGTGCTTGATACTCCTGTACAGTTATTTTCTGGGTGGAAAAAAGTTCTTGTTGCGGGTGTTGGCCGCGATTCAGCACTTGAAATAACACAAGACGACCCTTTGGAATTTGAACTTTTATCCCTAGTAGTAGCCGTAAAATGAGTGAATTTATTTTAAAAGAATTTAACGCCGACCAACACTTTAAAACCGTGGCGTCATGGTGGAAATTTTGGCGATGGACTGCGCATCCGACTCCGGCGGTTCTATCCGACATTGGGTACGTTGTCGAAAAGGATGGGCTGGATCTATGCGCTGGTTGGCTCTACACAACAAACAGTGTGATTGGCAGCATGGAATATGTTATTGGTAATCCTTTCGCGAATAGTGAAATCCGCAGTGAAGCTTTGGACTTTTTAATTGAATGCTTGTTTCAGAGAAATTTGAAAGAAGGCAAGTCTGTTTTTATAACCAACATTAAAAATGAATCACTTGCCAAACGCCTAGTGAAGCTAGGCTTCTTGGAAGGCGACCAAAATATTAAGCAATTTATTTGGGTAAAAATCTAATGGCAGTAGCAACAAGCGCAGCAATAGTAATGGCTGTAGGGGCCGCGGCGGTATTATCCGCGGGCACTACAGTCTATTCAGCGCAGCAACAAAACATGGCGTCTAAGTCGGCAAACACTGCGCAAAGCCGTG